CGGGCCGGTAAGCCACTCGGTAACGGTCTCGGTGTCAAATTCGATCTGGGAGAGCGTGATGTAGCCACTCTCCGACGGCCAGTTGAGAGCCACCCCGCCGTTCGCGTCGACTCGCATGTCAGCGAGACTCGTCGTCAGTACGCCCGGCCACATCATTGTTCCGACCGGCCGATAGCCGAGTGGCAGGACGAACACGAGCCCAGTCCCGCCCGTACAGAGCCCTTTCAGCTTGACCTTGCCATCCGGGAACTTGCGAAAAGCGACCTGGCTAAACGGAGCTCCCCAGTTGACCCAGTCGTTTTGGAACGCGGGCTCGCCGGGTTGCCCAACGTAGTGCCACGGCTCCAGCGGGATCGTGGTCGAACTGCCACCGCCGGCGCCGAGCAACCACGGCCGGCCACGATTCGTCATCGCGACGGTCACCGTCTCCCCGACGTTCGCGCTCGAGCCGGGTGGCAGGCACGGACCCCACTCGAGGGTGCGGTCATAGCCGGGGATCACCACGAACACCCCGCGACGGGTGACTTTCGTGACTCGCGCCTCCCATGCTTGGGAAGCGCCAAACGCGGGTGGCGTGTTCGGCGCCGACGGCGCGAAAAGGCGGTCGATGTCGGGCACTACATCTCCCCCCAGTGGCGAGCGACAAACCCCGACGTTCCTCGCGCGGCGGCCCAGAGCGTCCCGCCCGACCCGCCGCCGGTGTCAAACCGCCACTTCGGGAATCCGTGAAACTGAATCCAGATGTGGCCGCCGTTCGCCCAGACCGTCGCTTGCTTGCCCCGCCCGGGACTGCCCCATCCCATATAGGTGCCCGAGACCGGAGCGTTCCCGGCGTAGGAGGGTGGCGTCGGCACGCCGGCCTTGCGCAACACCCACGTCACGCCACTCGAGCAGTCCGCGTAACCGTTCTGGCCGTTGGAGTTGCGCCGGGGCTGCGAGTAACTCCACCGCAGGGCGCTCGCCGCCTGCGCGGCCTGGAACACCTTCGCGCCGATCGTGGTCGCGGCCGGGTCCTGATTGACGATCCCGGCGCCACTCGTCGGTTGCGGGCTACCGGCGACGGTGATCGTCTCCGTTCGAGTCTGCGGCGCCGGCTCGGGCAGCGACGGGCGCCGGCGGACGAGAGTGACATCGGAGACCTGCTGGTGCAGGTTGCGTCGCACGCTCGAGACTAGCCACCGCCCCGAGCCGGGACCCTCGTCGTAGACCTCGATCGCGTCTCCCGGCAGAAACGAATAGCGACGGGCCGCGACTTTCAGTTGCGCCTCGGCCGGATCGGTTCGGGTCTCGAACTCAAAGCCAAACGAGATCACCCCGGGGGTGAACTCATTCAAGCGAACGACCGGCGGCTGGCGGGCCAGCCACGGCTCGCTCACGTACCAGAGCGACCCACCGCGCATGAACCGCCGCCACTGGACCTCGTCAGCGAGTCGCCCGCTGCACTCCCAGGTCGACTCCTCTTTGTCGGCCGAGCCGCGACTGAACTCGTATGGCTCCTCGCGGGTGACCTTATAGGAGAACCCCTCGGTACCGCCCTCCCCGCCGGCGCCCACGTCGATCGCAGTCGAGCCCGAGCCGATGAACGCGGCGGTGAACGCGCGACCCTCGGAGTACCACCTGGCGGGTGCGCTCGGGTGCGCCGAGCGTTGCGTCTTGTGGCTCGCTTGTAGCCAGCCGTACCCCTTTTTTCGGTAGGAGAGGAACTGATCGAGGAACTTGTTGATCGCGTAACTCGGCGTGCGAATCTGGGTGGGGGACCCCCAGCCCATCGAGGTCCGCTGCTGGTAGAGGCCGAGCGAGTCGCGGTCGCCGTGGTTGATATTCGACAGCCCCGACTCCTGAATCGCGGTCGCAATAGCGCCGGCGCAACTCTCGGCGTCGCCACCGCGAGACTTCGTCATCGTCACGATCAGCTTGCCCATCTCCAACTGATGCCGGGAGGCGGTTGCGCCCTTGACCTTGAGTGCCATTAGCTCGGTGGCCTCTCCGGTGTCACCGGGATGTCCGGTTTGAGAATCGTCTGGCGATCCTTGAGCTCCGGGCAACTAAACGGAATCGCTCGCTCAGTGACCTCTCGCACCATCCCTTCGATGAACTGCGCCCGGTTCGTGTTCGCCCGATTCGCCTTCCGTGGTTTGCGGTAGCGGCGCAACAGGTTGACCGCCGTCTCCTCAAAGATCAGGGTTATCTCGTTGCCCTCGTGCCCGACCTTGACGAGCATGTACTCGATCCCGTCGAGCAACAGCCGAGCTCGAGTGCGAGCGATGGGGGAGCGCAACAGGCTCCGCGAGTAGTCGCGGACCTTGAGCGTCAGCGTGGACGCGCCCTCGATCGTCATCGTCAACTCGGCCGAGGTGGTCGAGCGTTTCAGTTCAGCGACGAGCCCGCGATCCCCGAGCACGTTCACCTGCGCGAGATCGAGGTCACGGGCCGGCGGGCGCAGAGTGCCGAGTGGTTTCGCCTTGACCTTGACGGCGACGGGCACCTAGCTCGCCTTTCCTCGAGGCATGCTGCGAATCGCGGCCGGCTGGTAGAACTGCATCAGATGTACGGTCACCTGCTGGCGCATCCGCCGGCCGGTTTGTTGGTCGCGAATGCACTCGCCCCAGTCGAGCCCCTGGATCACCCAGCGACGCTCGGTGTGTGGCACCGCGCCGTACAACCTGACCGAGTGCGGGTTCGAGTCGCCCGGCTGTTTCAGCGCCAGCGACTCGAGCTCTCCGAGCATCCCTTCGATCCAAATTCCGCGCGGTCGCTTCTCCGACGGCCGGCGGAACGGCGGCGGCCGGCGCGGCTGTGGCGGCGGGATGCGCCGAGCGATCGGCCGGCCTCTCCGGTTGATAACGGCGCTGCGACTGCCGGGCAGCCACCCGAGACCCGAGGAGTACGCCGGCACCCGACCGGGCAGCCTCGAGCGACCCGCCGTCCAGCCGACCGGCTTGCCCGAGCTCGGCGCCTGGAAGGTAATGCCGGTGCCCAGCTTCGGCAGGTTGCGAAACGACGCCGGCAGCCACGGAAAGTTCACGTGCGCGAGCCACCCGTCGTAAAGCAGGTCAATCTCCATCTCCATATTCGGCTCGCTGTCCCACTCGGTAATCGCGAGCGACCGAGGTACCGGCACGGGATTCCAGCCGCCATAGCCGGCGGTGACTCGAGCTCCCTCGGGGCCGAGCATCGCGCACGTCCAGTGATTCGCGACCGTGTACGCCTGGATCACGACCCAGACGCCACCGATCAGCTTCCCGGGTTTTTGCTGGCCGACGGGTATGACATCCCAGCGAGCCATCAGCGAGCCGCCTGCAATTCGGAGGCAAACGAGCCGATCGCCTCAGCGATCATCCGTCGCTCGAGAAAGACCTGTGTGACGATCGGTCGCTCGGCGCCGGGCACCGCGACGGGGGTCGGCGCGGACAGTGGCGTTACCGCCGAGCCCTGGGGCAGCGAGACGAGCTCGGGTCCTCGCTCCCCGACAACCGCGAGCCCGCCGGCGAAGTTCTGCGTGCCCTGCGCGAGCGCCGAGATCGTGCCGATCTTGCCGATGTTCACGCCCGGCACCTTGTTCAACCCGCCAATCGCGGAGTTGGTCGCGTTGATAAACGAGTTGACGACCGAGATCGCGGCGTTGAGTGCCGCCTTGACTCCCGAGGCCATCGCTCCGCCGAGGGCACTGCCGAGCCCGCTCAGTGCACCCGCGATCTTTCCGGGCAACCCCTTGAACCACGTGACAATTTCGCCGGCCTTGGAAATGACCGCGCTAACCGCCGAGCTAAATACGGATTTGAGCGAGCCGAAAGCCGAGGTAAACGCCCGCAGGATCGACCTCGCGATACCCGAGAGGGTGCTGAGCATTCCCTTCGCGACTCCGACGATCGCGCCCACGGCCGAGGTGAATGCCCCCTTGATCGCGTTGACGACCGCCATGAACTGACTGCGCATCAGGAAAAACAGAGCGATGACCCCGGCGATCGGGCCGAACATCACCGCGACCAGGATCGTCGCGAGCAACTTCCAATTGCTGATGATCCAGTTGATTACGGCCGAGATCACGCTCTTGATCGCGGCGAACGCGGCATCGACCATGTCGCGGAACCAGCCGATCTTCTTGTAGGCGATTATCAGCCCGATCACGAGCGCCGCGACCGCGAGGACCACGAGCAGGATCGGATTCGCGGCCATCACGGCGTTGAGCCCGACCATCGCTCCCTTCATCGCGACGACGCCGGCTTTCGCCGCTTTCATCATCTTCGCGACCTTGTCGAAGATCAGTAACCCGACGAGCGCAAACCCAAGCGCGAGCACCAGATAGGTGAGTGGCTTGAACTTGTTCATCAACTGCGCGAAGAACCCGATGATCGGCACGAGCACACTCGCGAGTTGACTGATTACCGGCAACAGCGCGGAGGCGATCGAGACCTTGAGTCCGAGCATCGCCATGTTCGTCTCCCGCTGCTTTTTCGCGAGGTCAAGTGCGGCGGTGCCAGTGCCACCGAGCTCGGGCACCAGCTTGTTCGCGGCGTTTAGGTTGTCATTTAGCCCTTGGGCGCCCTCGTTGAGAACCGGCAAAAGTTGCTGGCCGGCCCGGCCGAATAGCTTTTGCGCGAGCGCGGCTTTCTCGGGTCCGTCGGCCATCTTTTCGAACCCGTCGGCAATCGCAGCCATGCGCTCCTGCATTGGCATCTTGAGCAACTTCGATTGCTCCACCCCGAGCGCCCCGAGCGCGGCCGCTGACGCCTTGGTCGGGCCACTGACGCCACCGAGGTTCCGGCCGAGGGTCGCCATCCCCATCTGCATCTGTTTGGTCTCGATCCCGCGTTGCTGCGCGACCACGACCCAACTCTGAGATTCCTTCCGGCTCAGCCCCGAGGCTCGAGCGAACGCCGAGGTCGACTTCGCGAGATTCTGGGTTGTGTCGACGGCGCCCTTGAGCGCCCCGTAGCCCTTGTAGGCAATCGCGACGCCGGCGGCGGCTTTCGCCCATTTCGCGCCGCTGCTCTGCGCCTCCTCGCCGGTCTCGGTGGCAGCCTGGCCGGCTTGCTGAGTGGCGCCGCGAGCCTGCGACATCTCCTGGGTGAACTGCGCGGTGCCGGTGACCCGGAGGTTCGCAATTACGTCTTCAGAGGGCACTGCTCACCGCCTCCGGGACCGCCGCTGCCACTCGGCATATTCACCGACGATCAGTCGGGCCAGTCGCTTGTCGAGCTCAAACCGCCAATAATCGGCGCGTTCAATTACGCGCTTGAGCACGGCCGCCTCGATCGGGTCGGCACGCAAGAGCTCGGTCGGGCTCACGCCGAGGCTTGCGGCGAACCCGAGCCCGTCAATCGCTCGCCGGTCGAGGATTCCCCCAGTTGCTCCCCGAGGCCCATGAACTCGTTCACGCGACCCTGGTGCTCAATCAGTGGGCCGATCCCGTCGTACTTCACGTCGAACATCCACTCGTACGCCTGTCGCGTGCTGAATACGTACTCGTCATCGGGCCGCTCCGCCCCGAGCAGGCGCAACAAGCGATCGTCAAATGACACCGGCCCGAGCTCGTCCTCAATCGCGCTCCAGCCTTCGGTCTCGGGGTCATACGCCTCGATCGCTCTGATGGCTCGAGCCATCAGTTCAAGCGAACCGTCGAGGTCGGAGGTGCCGCTCTCACTCAGCGCGACGGCTCGCTCCATGTCCTCGAGCCCGAGCACGCCGTAGACCACCCGCAACTGGCCCTCCCAGCGACCGTGCAGTGGCATCGTCAGACTCTTCGCGGCCCGCTTTCGTGCGGCCGTTTGACGCAATGCCGCGAGCACTGACCCGGGCGCGGCGTCGCCGGCCTCCCCGGGTTGCCTTACACCCGGGATCGGAAACTTGTCGACGGTGGTCATGCGACTGCGTCGATCGTGCACTCAACTTCGACCATCGCGACTCCGCCGCCCATCGAGTCGTGTGTCGGAGGGGTGCATCGCTTCATCGTGCCGCCGAGCCACTCGACCGAACCCGACTGTTGGCCGGCGGCATTCAGCGGGACGCGACCGATCGTGATTCGCGTCCTGCCGCACTGGTTCCGCAGCCACTTCACGAGCCCCGCGAGCCATGCGTCGTGGTGGCGTTGCATGGTCACGTTGCCGAACGTCTGGCGGCCGCCGAGACTGATTTGTTGGTCCATGCCGCCGGGCCGAAAGACCTCCTCCTCGCTGTCGGTTTCCCCGCCGTCGAACGTGTCCCAGACGCCGAGGTCGACGCCTCCGACGTTGAACACGACGAGCCAAGTGTCTTCGCGTTGCGTTGACATCCAAACCTCCTTAGACCGCCTGTGCCAGCGGCGTCTTCTGAATCTCGATAACCACCCACTCACCCGGCGGGCTAACGCGAACCCGGACGATCGCGTGCACTTCGCCGGCGGCGATCGTCGCGGTCGTGTTGACCGAGGTGGTGTCGACCATGAACGCCTCTTCGGCCACGTCGCCGTAGAGCGCCCCCATCTGGAAATAGTCAAGGCAGATTCCGCCAAGCGCGACCTCGAGCCGACTAAATAGGCGACGCTGGCCGTCGATTTGACGGTGGACGAATTCCTCTGCCGCAACGTCGCACTCGTGCGCGATGGCGAGGATCGTGCGCGACCCCGGGAACCACGTCCAGTTCGGATCGTCGGGACCCGCGACCGTCCTCGAGCCGTAGCTACGGACGGTGTCTGAGCGCATTACCCGGGGCAGCGTCACTCCGAGGTCGTTCAGCAACTCGCGGGTGTCGTTGTCGAAACTCCGCAGAATGCCTCGAGCGATCAGCGACTCGCCGTTGGCGCCGGCGGCCGACTCGTTCGGGTTGCCGGTGATCGAGTCGGCTCGAGCGATAAGCCCGGCCAGTACCGCCGAGTAGGGCACTAGCATCGTCGTCCCCTGAACCGGCCCCGGGTAAATCCAGCGAGGCGCGAGCGCGGCGCAGTACCTCGAGCCGGTCGCTCCGTTCAGTGCATTCGCGTCGGCGGCGATCGTCGCGTCGTCAATGTCATCGAGGTCAATCAGCCCCGGCCGGCGGTTCACCTCGCAGTGTTGGAGGATTTCGGCGTGCACGGCCGACCGGGTCTCACCCGGATACGCGACTTGCGCGAACCCGAGCGTGTAGTCGAACCGCTTGAGCGCGGCTCGGACGACCGCCGGGGTGATGTTCGAGTCGGTTCGGCCGCCTGTCAGGGAGACGGCCGCAACCGGCCCGAGCGAGTCCTCGGGGTCCTCGTCGCTGCCGATCCGAACGTACTGCGACCCCATCGACCAGTCGGTCGCTTCGCCGATGGTATGTAGCCGTTGGGAGCGCTCGACAACCGCGCCGTCCTCAGTGACCACGACCCGCACTGGATCGTTAGCGACACCGTTGGGCGCGGGGCCTTCCCCGTTCCCGTTCCCTTCCCCGTTGCCGCTCCCGTTGCCGTTTTCGGGATCGTCGCCCTCCCGAGTCGCCTTCGTCTGCCGACGCGCGGGGGGTTTCGCCTTGTGCTTCGCGGCCCTCCCAGCCGCGACTAGTGCCGAGACATCGGTGACGACCGCGACCTTGACGCCGTTGCCCCACGTACCCGGCGAGCTCGCCTTGACAGTCAGGTCGCCGACATCGGCGCCGGCGGGTACCGCCTGTGGCCCGACGAGTCGCAGGAATCGCAGGTTCGAGCCGCGCTCAGAGAAAAACGCCCGCACCGATCGGTGGGAGATTTGGCCTCCGCTGGCGCCACCGAACAGACGTTCGTAGTGGCTCAGTCCGCGTAGCTGTTGCGGCACTTCGGTCGAGCCACGCTCGGCCTCCCCAATGAAAAACGCCTGTCCGGTGTCGAGCTCCCCGCCACCACCAGGCGACGAGTCGCTAATCAGAATGTCGGTGCCGGGTCTCATTCACTCCTCCTTCTCGACGGTGACGTGCACGCTCTGGGAGATCGGTCGCAGGTCGGGCTCGGGTGGCTCGGTCGGCTCGTCAGGCCCCATCACCCAGTTCGTGACTTGCTCGACTTCAATGAGGAACTGCGCGACCCCGCCGCTCTGGGTCCGTTCGGAGATGTCGCCCAGCGGCCGGTACTGCTCGCCTGTCCAGACGACTCGTCGGACGCCCTCGAGTCCCGACCAGCGCGGGTCCGCGAGTTGCTGCACGACCATCGATCGCAACGCGGCGGTGTAGTAGCGAGCGAGCTTCACCGCGAGCCGATTGCCTCGAGCGCTGACGACGGCACCGCAATCGACCCGGAAACGGGCGGTGTACCAGCCGTCGCTGTTTACCTCGACGCGGTCGCGGCTCTCGATCCCGCTCGAGACGATGAGTAGCGAGGGCAGTTGGTCCTCGGGCATCCTTTCCAGGGAGCTCGAGTCGACCAGCGACTTGAAGACGGGTAGCCGGCCGACCTCGAGGTGTCGCTGGCGCTCCATCTCCGCGAGGTAGTCGCGGCCCCAGGTGCGAACGATTTGGGCGACCGCATGCTCGACCTCGAACCCGGAGAGGATCGCGCCGTATGCGGTGCGCGGGTGGGGCGCGAACTCGTGGGCCTCGAAGACAGGGTCGATGACGCTCACCCGAATAGCCCCCTGAAAACTCGCTCCGCGAGGCTGCTCGCGAGTGCCGCCGCCGGCACGCTCGGCCGTTGGGCCGCAAATATGAATCGCGCCTTGGGCTCGTCAGAGACGATCAGCGCCGAATACTGGGACGGGCGCCGGCCAAAGGTGCCATGCACCGAGGCAGCGAGGTCGGGGTCGCTGATGCCGGTCACCTGGCCGGCGCCCTCCTCGGCGGTTGCGATGATGTCGTCGGCGAACCCCTGCCGCGCTCGCGACTCGATTCGCTCGAGCATCGCGTCAACTCGGCTCGTGTCGAGGTTCACCGCGACCCCATCGCGTCCGCTCGAGCCATCAGGTTCTCGAGGTTGCGCTGCCACCAGTCCAGCGGCGGCACGCAACCGGGACCGCCCGAGATGTCGAGGTCAAACGCATTGAGGCCCGTCCAGACCGCGACACAGTTCGCTAGGCCGATTCGGGCCTCGAGGTAGAGCTCTCGCAGTCGCTCGTATGTCGACTGGTTCGACTGGGTTTGCTCGGGCCAGAACGCGGCCTCGGTGAGCATTGACGCGAGTAGCGCGACTGTCGACTCGGCGCCCCTGAGGCACTGCTCGGGAATCCCGCCGGTCTCGTCTTGAATCAGCGACCGGGCGATATCGATTCGCGTCTGCACCTCCTCGTAGGTGGGTCGCGTTTCCTCAGTCCACCCGCCGAGCTCGTTGCCGTCCGCGTCCTTGGTTCGAGCCGTCAGCAGCGCCGCGACATCATCGGGTGTCGCTTCTGGCACTGCCGACGGCTCGGTCGTCATGGCGTGTTACTCCGCCGCCGTGGTGGTCCGCCGGGTCCGGGACCTCGCGGCCTGCGACTCGGGATCAGCACCGCTGTCACCGTTCGTGGGCGGGACGTAGCTACTCCACTCGGCCGCGACGAACGGCTTGACTAGTGGTTGGGCGCCGGGTCCCGGCTGCATCGGCTGGCCGATGGCGCAACCGATTCGCGCGTGGATTTTCACCAGCGTCACGTTGTCTTGGAACGCGCTCGCGACCAACTGCCCGGTGTCGCTGAAAATGACGCCGTCGTTGGACTCCCCGAACGTCACGTCCTCGCGGATTCCGATGGCGAGGTACTGCCACCCGCCGATCACCGCGTCTGCGGCACTGGCCCCGAGGTCCCAGTTGAGCGACCGCCGAACCGGGACTCCATACAGTTGATCGGACGGCGCGACACCGGGAAGGGCCTTGGCCTCGCGGTATGCCTGTCGCAGTCCCGAGCCGATCGCGGCGCCAGACCCGATCCCGTCGGGTGAGACGCCTTGCTTCTCGAGGACCTCCATGCCTTGATCGATCGCGTCGAGCGCGTCGCGGCCATTGACCGTGTCCGCGAATCCGAGCACGCCACCCACCGGGTAGGACGCGGGTCGGTCGATCCCGAAGATCATCGCTTGGTCAAGCGTCCACGCGACCGCGTTTGCCATCTCTCGCTCGACCTGGCCCTCAACGTCGAAGTTCGCGTCCTGCATCCACGCATTCGGGACTGGCAGCACGCACGCGACCTCTTCGGGCACGATTTCCTTCGCGGTCCACCGAATTTCGGTGACCGGCTTGCGACCGCCGTACATCGGGGAGACGAACTTGGCGGTCGGCCGGAACGCGATCACGGGGATCGACTCGGTCGCGGCGCTCATGCGCATGGTGCGACCGAGTTGCATCGCGATCGACTGTTGCTCGATCCGTCCTATGAAGTCCTGCGCGACCCCGCGCGGCAGGACCAGATTTGCGTTAGCCCAACTCGCGTTATTCCAGGGCGCGGGTCCGGTTGGGACATGCGGTACAGGCATTGAGCCGAAACCTCCTCCCCGCGACCTCGCGCCGCGAGGGGTACCAGAGTGGTTAGGTTTTCGGCTCCCCTAGCGAGTCGCGGTCCTGCCGCTGGCACTCGCTCGAGTCAGACGGTCCTGCCGTGCCGCCGTGTGGTGACGCCGAGGTCCTGCCCCTGCACGCCACCGACAATTTGCGTTTATAGCACTCGTGTCTACCGTTGCACCCCGGAGCGCAACCACTGTCGGTCACGCGACTTGCCGTTGGGCGGCTCGGAGCGACCACCCTGGGTGACAAGTGGCTGTCGCGGCGGGGGTGCCGATCTCCCGAGATACGGCTTTTGCTCGAGCAACGTGGTCAACGCATTGTCGATCTTCTCGTTGCGTCGCTGGGGGTCGGTCTCAGCGACGATCTCGTCCACTGACAGGTTGAGCACGGCATCCCCGGGGTCGTTGAATCGCTCGGCCGCTCGAGCGTGAATCGCGAACTCGGCGAGCCGTCGCTCGTATCCAGTGATGGTCTGCTCGTGGTCGACGTTCGCGGCTTTGCGGCCCCGCTCCTCAGCCTCGCGAATCATCTTCTCTTGCTCTGACTCGTGTTTGCGTTGTAGGGCCTCGAGCGCCGCTTGGTTCTCGCGAAGGCTGTGGCGCATCGCTGCCGCCTCGCTGTTCGCGCGTTCGACCAACATGCGGGCGTTGTCATCGAGGCCGGCGAGGGGATCGGGTGGTGTCGCGGGTGGCGCCGGCGGCTCTGCTGGTGGCGTTCCTTCGGGTGGCGTGTCGGTCATTGCACTTCGCTTTCGAGTTCGAGGACCGGGGAGCAACCACACGGCCCGCCGGGATGTCTTGGGTTGTCGCGGGCGTGTGGCACTGGGACCGTCTGGGCGCTCAGATACCGGGCGCCGGTTCCTGCGACGAACAAACACCACTCGCACGCTCCGCTGTTGGGCTCGAGTCGCCAGCGGGGCTCGCGGCCCGAGGCGCGAACCCCTTCATCGAGCGCAAGTCGCGAGGTTCCCTGCACCTCGCCCTCGCCGATGCCGCTAGCGAATAGGCTCGCCTCGTCCCGGGCCTCGAGCTCGCCGGCGCCGAGGTCGAGAGCCTCGAATAGCTTCCCGAGACCGACATTCGCTGCCGGCGATTCGGCGGTGACGAGAGTCGCCTCGATCGCCGCAAGGTCGACGGCGGCGACGGGTGGCGCCAGCGTGTTGACGTACGCGAGCGCGAGGCTCGCACCTTTCCATTGGCCGCCGGCGATGATCCGGGAGCTCGCTGTCGCGAATGCGGCCCGGACGGCGGCCTCCCGCTCGAGGGGCACGACTCTGAGGAGGTTCGCGAGTTGCTGGCCGACGGTTCGCTGAATTCGGTTTTGCGCAGCGACATGGAGGGAGTCAAGGCGTCGGGGCGCCACCGCTCGCCTCCGGTGCCACTACCTCGCCGGCGGTCGCGACCGGGGGTGCCTGCGCGGCCGCGAGTAGCTCTTGGGCGGCCGATTCGCGCTGCCACTCCTCGACTTGCTGTGGCGTAAAGCCGCCGTAGGCCCAGAGCGCGTTGGTGGGGACGCCCATGCTCATCCACTTGATCGCCGCGTCCGCGACTTGCGCCGGGTTGCGCTTCTCCGCGTCGACCCACTGCACCTCGAGCTCCTCGATGTCGGCCGGGTCGCCCTGCATGTGCGCGAATAGCCAGAACACCTGCTCCCACGCTTCGCCGTATTGCGCCTGGCGGTCCTCGACCTTGGAGACGAGGCCGGTTTCACTGGCGATCAGCGACTCGGCCGACGGCGGGTTCGCGAGGTTGCGCTGCATTAGGTAGTGCGCCGGCACTCTCGAGATAGCGGCGAGGGTCGCGATCTGGGAGTCGATTGCGGTCAGGTACCCGGCGGGGTCGGTCGCCTCGAACGTGCCGAAGCGACCGTCTGACTTCTCGTTGACCCA